TAATCTGAAAATGAACCCGCCATATCAATAACTCCTTGCTCTCATGCGCGGCGTTGTGCCGCTAAAGTTTGACCTTTGCTCTTCGAGCATCAGATCGTTAAACGCTTCCTTGTACAGCGCGCCCCATGTACCAATGCGCTCGTCATCGCGCAAGTAAGGCGCGCTTTGAACCAATGCGCCATACAGATACATGGCTGGCGATTTCGTAAGTAACCAGTTGGTTGTGTTGCTATCTGTCAACGCGGCGATCTTTTTGTAGTAAGACATCTCTACTTCAAATTCGCCACTTGGTGATGGGATGACTTCAAACGTTGACCCAACAATGCTATAATACTTAGGTTGATTGGCGCTATAAAAAAACTGCGTGCGCAAATCGTCGGCTTGCTCATTACTTACAAACGATAACTTCACCGGCACCGTTGTGTTCAGTTGAATGTTGATCATTTGGAGGAAATCGGCAGGCAATTCGGTGTATTGCGTATCAAGTGATGCCGTTGCGCGCTGCACCATATCGCGCGTTCTCACATTGCGATTGAACGTTGCTTCCGCCAACTCGATGAATGTCGGAATGACGGACGTCAAGTCATCGCGGTTCAACCAATCCGCAATGCTTGTTTTCAATCCGCTGTAAGTATTCAGTGCCATCAAGCCACCTTTTGAGATTCTTCGACCGGCGCGCCAGCTTGTTTTCTGCGCTCATCTTCCATCGGTCGGAGTGCCCAGGTATGCTCGTGCTTATACTCAAAGGTTCCGATGTGTCCAATTTGCTTGGACAGGTCATGATCAATATACAACGGAATGCCGTTCTCTCGCAACAGCTTGCAGAAATAGACATCTTCGCCCATGTAACCTTTTGCCGCTGTGTCCCATGGCGTTGCAAACCACGGCATATCAATCACTTTGAAAACGTTGATGTCCACCAGCATCACACCAGTGCCAACCATGTCAACTTGCTCCAAACCTGTATCTTCGGGCATCGAGTAACGCAATACTTTTCTTCCTGTTGCTTTATCGTAATTGCCAGCCGTGGGGCCGGTTGGCATTCTGCGCCTGGCGCAGTTTGCCGCCACAACGCATTCGCCATGGGCCAGTAGGCGCGCAATGGTGTCAGCCGGAAAACGCATGTCGCTATCAAGAAACAGCAGATAGTCTGCATTGGCGTGGATAGCGTTCATGACTAATTCGGTGCGCTGTGAGCAAAGCAATGTGCCTTGACTCATCAGCAAATTCACAATGTCACCCGTGTTGCCAATGTGGTGGCTAACAGCATTCACCAAGTCAAAGGTGAACATCGTATGCACTTCATCGCGCGCTGGAACGCAAACCGAAATAATCCTTTTATCACTCATCAAACTCTCCCTGGTCGTGTACGAAAGTGGCGGTTATCGGGGTCATTAAGCCATTGCTTGAAATCTTTTTCGTTACGCGTAATGCCCTTTCCGACTAACTCCATAAACAGATTCATCGGAATGCTTGCCACGCGAACGCCATGCCCTTCACCGTCCCACCTGGCGCGTTCATCAACCTGGTTGAATTCGGACTTATTGCTTTCGACAATAGGCTGGACATTCTGGATTGTCTCGATGACAGCTGTATCGGTTTCCTCGTCAAAGTGCCAAATGCGAGTGATGCCTAACAGTTCGTCTTGTTCAAAGATCCGTTTTTCCATGTAAAAAAGGGCGGGTTTCCCCGCCCCCCGTTAAGTGCTGCGATTAAGACGTGAGCAAGTCAGCGGCAATACCGTGAGCCTTCTCGTTGTATATAGCAAGGCCATATTCCGCCAAAAGCAAACGCTTCTCAGCGTCACCCGTGGTTGCAAGTTCAACTTGCTGGAATGGGCGTAGGAAGTGAACGCCAGCGTAGTCAGGCGAAAGAACAAACGCATCGCGCTCACGCTGGAACCTGTTTGGAACAATGTTTACTTGGCCGAAATCACCAACGTAAACATCAGCCGCGCCAATGATCTGTGCCTGTTTACCTGCTGGCACGTCACGATAGCGCGTTGCAATACCGTTGAAACCAGAAACGGTTTGCTTGTTCACTGGGCCTGTCATCACGATGGATGGTTCGCCGCCACTTGTCCAAACTTGTTGCAGCACGCTCTTGAGGATGGTTTCCGTGAAGGTGCGCACGGTACCGTCTGAACGCGTTGCGGTTGGCAGTGTGGTGTACGAAGGATTGCCGCCACCCGAACCAACGGATGTGTTGGTTTTGATAAACGCCAAAAGCGAACCCGTTTTCTGGGCCGTTGTCGAGTCACCAGCTGTTGCTCCTTGGTTAGCAAGCAGGATGGTTTCCATGTCGCGCTTAAGCTCAGCGGCCTTTTTCGCCAACTGATAAGCAAGCTCGGACTTGCGACCTGCTTTGTTAACGGCTTCCATAGTGCCGGAAATCACAACAGTCTTGCGGCTGATCTGTGTGTAATTGCCTAGCTGAACGGTTGGCGTTACGGCCTCATAGGTGGTTAGATCGTCACCTTGCAGTGCAGCATTGCTGGTTGTTGCATCAGCAAGTGCATCGGTCTGCCATTGGAACAGGGTATTGGCAGCGGTGCCGCGACCAATGTTGTTCATGAAAGGCGTGGTTTCGGGAGAAATGTTGTAAATCTGATTGGACAGATCCTCACGGATACCCTTTGCAGAGTAGGTAAGGAATGTATTGCTAGCGATAGTCATGATTTTCCTTTAGAGAAATTGCTCAAAAAGTCTGGCGGCGTCTTTGACGCTACCCGTTTTTGCAAGGCGCTGTCTGGCGCGTGTTATCTCGTTCACTTGAACCTTTGCGGCTTGTGGATTACCTGGTGCAACCGTTTTTGCTTTTGGCGCAACAACATTAGGCTTGATGCTTTGTTGCTTGGACATGATTTGATCAAACATCATGGCTTTGCGCAGCACCTTCACAACGCGATGATCAACAACACCCTTCAGATCATCAGGCGTGAATCCCTCTTTAACGCCAAAATCAATCAACGCAGACTTTTCAGCCTTTGCCGTTTTCTCATCTCGCCATTCCGGTATGGCAGAAACAAGCAAACTGGCTTCTTCCTTCAACCTGGCTTGCATGGCGCGTTGCACTTCTTGTTGCTGTAGCGTGTTCAATCGCTGGAGTTCAGCCTGTGATGCTGCTAATTTCTCCGAACGTTGACGCGCTAACTCGGTCTGCCGCACCCACTCGATAGGATCTTCACGGTAAAGACGCTCCATATCAACGGGTGATTCCTGTTGCTGTTGCAATTGTTGTTGCAAAGCAGTCAACAGTTGTGAATAAGTGGCACGCTCTTCACGAACCGCATTCAACTCGGCTTCAGCGGCTTTGCGCTGTTCTGCCAAGGCTTGCGTCTTTCGTGTGTAGTCTGCCGTGCGCTGGTAGCCCTTTAACAACTCGTCGAGCGGAACCGCCTCTTCCTTACCGTCAATTTTGACGGTGAAAGTGGGTGGCTCGTCTGGTTGCTTGCTTTCCTCGCTTTCATCAGACTCGCTGGACGCTTCAACTTCTTCGGGCACTTCGCCTTGCTCACCCGCTTCCGCTTCAACGTCCCCTGACGCCTCAACCTCATCGGTTTCGGCTTGCGCCTTCTCTGGTGCCTGTTCTCCGCTTTCCTCGGCAAGCAACGCTTCAAAGGCTTGTGCGGCTTCCCGCACACTCATGGCGGCATTATCCGCCAAAACTACATTCTCGTCACTCATTGTTTCCTCTTAGATTTCGGCGCGCTTGCGCATGCGATCAATCGTCATGCGCGTGAGCGTGCCATCGCTGATTGCACTTGACAGATATTGTTGGACTCTGTCAAGTGCTTTGAATTCAAAATGGATGCGTTCGCGTGCTTCCGTGGTTTCCGCCATAGCCCAATCATCGAGCAATTGCTGGCGGATACCCATCCACGCATCCTTGTACAGATTACTTTCTAATATGCGTTGCGCTTCGTGAGCGCGTTTAATTTTTTCTTCGGCTGTCATTGCATCGGCTGCACGGCTTGCGCGATTGCATCAAGTTGCATGCGCTCACGATCCATATTCACTTTGGCGTCAATCTCTGCCTGCGCTTGAGCAAGGCTTACGCCGTACTTGAGTTCCATTTCCTGACGTCTAAGCACACCATCTTGCGCAATGCGATCACGTTCACGATCATCGGCACGAATCATCTTTTCGCGCTCAAGGGCAAGTTCCGCGGCTTTCTTTTCAATGTCAGCCTGAATCGCTTGAACTTGCACCGCGGTAAGTGCCTCGGACGGATCAGGACGCGGTTGTTGTTGCGGTGGACTGTAGTCCATGGGCAACTGGTTGATAAATTGCGTCGTGTCTTTGTATCCCGCCAACTCGATAATCTTGGTAAGCGTTCCTGCGTACTGACCAACCGTCACCAATGGATTGTTTGGCCCAAGGCTTTGCAGGATTTGCTCTTGCTTGGCGGCAATGGCTTGCAGGAAT